CGTCGACATCACGTAAAATTCTGCTTTACAAATTGCTTTGCTACCGCAAGCCGCTTCGCGGCCTCTTACGCTACCTCCCGCCTCGTTCCGTTGCGTGGAGTTTTTTCAAACACAGTGTTTTCGACTGACAGCATTCAATCTACGTCAACCAGTGGCCCCAATTCTTTTGATGGGTTCCTCACAGTGGTGGTCGATCAACGTGTACGAGTGTCCTTCTCAGGGGACCCTTTTCTCAGCGGAATTTGCAAACTGGCCCGCCAACCTTATGTGCTGTTATATTGCCTTTAAATTTTGAAGTGCTTCTTTGAGAATTTTTGAACTGCCAACTCTAACATTAATAATTCCATTGTAATATTCATCCGATTCTAACACACGGCGTTCAAATTGTTCTCTAGCCTCAAGATAACTCATTAAGCCTCTACTGTTGCAATAATATAAAATTTCTCTTGTAAATTTGTCAGGGCCTAATTCTTTAACGTCAGCATTTAGATGATCTGAAGATCCCCAATAGTCTCTCCAATCAGATTCTTTTGTGCCTCGTCGTTTGTTTTTCTTGCCTTTGAGTGGTGGCTTTGTGGTTTTAAATTTTGCGAGTTTTTTGCCTACGTACTTGCGATTGTTGGTAGTGTTCGTAATCAGGTATACAAATCCTTCGCAATCTGCAGGAAGTTGTTGTACTATTTTGCCCTGATAAGTCCACTCCATGCAGATACTTACCGTGCCTTAATCTTCTAGGTCTTGATTCTGGTTTTCAGCCTTGTTTTGTCGTTTTTCTGCTTTGAGTGCCTTGCGTTTTGCCTGTATTTCGTTGCGCCTTTCAGTGGCTAATTTTCTAATATCGCTTAGTATTGATCGTGCCTTGCGGCCGGTTTCGTCGAAGCCTTTGGCTTCAAAACGTTCTTGTGTATTATAGTAATCCATCATTGCTTGAACAAGCAATTCATGTGTGGACTTAGGCACTGTTCACCTCTGTATCATTACTGTAAGAAGTAAACCCGTTATCCTTAATTACCTTCAATATGTTATTCACCCTGGAAGACAGTTCATCTTTGTGCGAAATTAGATAGATGTTTTTGTGACGTTCACGTGACATCTTTTTCAGAACACTCAATGCACTTTCTACACCAGCCGCATCAAGTCCATTATCTACAAGTTCGTCAATAAACAGCAAATTAATGCTTTGATATAGACTTTCCCAAACATCACGGAATGCCCAACTCATTGATAATATGAGTCTATTTCGTTCACCTCTACTGAGGTTATCAAAGTCTAAGTCACGTCCAAGTTCTGTAATTTCAACTGTTAAATCGTTCTGAAATACTACTTGGTGCGGTAATCCTGTGCGATCTAAATAGAATTGTAGTCGCTTGTTGAGGAACGCTAAGTTTTGATCAATAATACGTTTACGGATAAAACTGTCTTTGCTTGTAAGCAGTTTATACAAGAAATCCATATGATCTTTCATCTCTGTAAGCGAATTAATATTGTCCCAATTAATTTCTTGCAGTGCTTGGTCTCGCAGTTCGTCCATTTGTTCTGTGTAAGGATTTATTTCTGCTTCTTTTTCAACTTTACGTTCTTCAAGACTTGCCAAATTATTTTTATGATTGTAGGCCTCTTCACTGCTATCATAAAAAGTTTTAGGACAGCCATTAATGTCGCCAATAGCATCTAGTTTATCTTGTACTTCTTTAAGTTGTAGTGTGATACCGTCAATATATGTTTGACTTTCTGTTACGTCATTTTGTTTTTCAGCAAGGATTTTTTCATGTGCTTCGTCGTGTAATTCTTGACCACATGTAAAACATTTTTTACTTGCAATATCTTTTAGTTCTTGTTCATACTTTGAATGTGTGCGATCAGCACGTAACATACTGCTTTCTAAACTTGCTTTTTCTTTGTTTAGATTTGTTTGCTCTGTATCCTGCGTTTGCCATTCTTTCTTATCTTTGTGTGCTTGGATTTCTGCTTCAATGTCAACAGTGATCAAATGACTAATTGCTTTTGTAGTTCTAGCAATTTCTTCTGCTTGACTTGCGTCCCAAGCCTTTGATTTAATTTCTAAGTTGTCAATTGATTCCTGCACTTTTTTATTTGCAGTTTCAATACCTTTAATTGTGGCTTCTTCTTCGCTAATAGCATCACGTACTTTTTTCTGTTCTTCTTTTAGACGTTCTGCTTTTTCAGATAAGATGGTGATGCCCAACAACTGCTCAATAATCTCTCGTTGATCATTGGCTTTGAGTGAAAGGAAAGGCTCTGTGTAGGTATTGAGCGCCACCAAATGCTTGAACATGGTGTGACTCATGTTCAGTAACCGTTGAATATCTTCTTGTGTTTTGCGACTGTCGCCTTGACTTTCGTCGACATCGTCAGCAGTCACATCAATGTCTTCTCTATAAAATTTAAGAACGTTAGGTTTGCGTCCACGTTCAATTCTGTAGTTTTGTCCGTTAGTTTCAAACTCGACAGTAACCAACATGCCTTTGCCGTTGGTTTTGTTAATTAGATTTTCTCTGCGAATTTTAGTAAGTGCTTCGCCGTACAATGCATAACTTAGTGCGTTAATAATTGTGGTCTTACCTGTACCGTTACGTGATCCAGCATCATCACCTCCTAAATCTAAGTTTTCGCCTAGTACAAGTGTCAGTAGATTTTTATCAAAATCAACAGCCTGGGTTTGATTGCCCACGCTCATAAAGTTTTTTACTGTTAGCGTCTTAATTTTAAACATTACAATCCTCTATAGATATCTAACAACAAGTTTGGCTTGTATGTTTCTGTATCTATTTTTGTTATTTGATCTGTTACAATTTGATCCACTGATTCAAAATCAATTTCACCGGGTTCTAGTTTGTTCATTTCATCATCAACACTAGTGTCTGGTAGTAGAGCAATTTCTCTAATGTCATACTGTGCTGAAAAGTTTTCTTTAATAAAGTTTGCTTCTTCGTAACTGATATCAATGTCTAATGTTACTCGCAAATACAAGTTTTTAGGAGCAAGAATTTCTTCTGTTTTATCTAACAGTCTGCTTAATGGAATAGTTCTGTATTTTGGACAGTCAGACCAATCAATAAACACAGGCTCACCTCCCCATTCTAACACCATCATACCGCGTTCATCGTCCCAAGCATCAGCATAGTTGTGTGGAAAGGCATTGCCGATATAGTAGATGTTTTTGCGTTGTTGACGTTTGTGGAAGTGGCCTGTGAATACTAATTCTTGGTATTGGAAGTCGTCTGCTTTAATTTCGCCTGTGTCAGGCATTTCAACCATAGCATTCATTTTGAAGTTAGGAAGTTCAAAGTGTCCAAACATATATTTGCACTTCATCTTTGCAACTTGTTTCCATTCTTCTCCTACCAACCAAGGGACCAAAGCAACATCATCAATTACTTGTGGTTCGGTCACCACAGTAACACCTGGTACATGTTTACCAAATACTACACTGTGGATATCTCTTTTATCTTTATAATATAAATCGTGATTACCTGGAAAAAAGTAAAACTTATCAAATGCTTTACCTAGTTTTTCCAGTGAACGTAGACTAGCATCCATAGTGGTTAGATTTAACGCACTTCTGTTGTGATGCCAATCTCCTGTAAAGATACCAACGTCACACCCGTTTGCTTTGGCTTGTTCAATATACCAATCTACAAATCGTTCGCAATCGTCGTTGTGAATTTTACTGTTTGACTTTAAGCCAAAGTGAATATCAGTAAACACTGCGGCCTTTTTAAATAATTGTGTCATGCCTTTCCTTATACTAATCTAATACATTATACGAGAAAACTGTAGTGTTTGTCAACCTTAATAGTCTGCTTTTGGACGTCTAATACTCTTATAGAATTCTGCAAGTTTTTCTTTATCTTCTTTAAACACATTTTCATTCTGTCTAGTAAACGAAGGATTAAGATTATTTTCCTGTAGAATGTCGTCTCTAATGTTTTGATTTTTCTTTTCTATGTTTAGTACTCTTGTAAAACTGTTTGTAACTGCGGCAGTATAGTAAGCAAAAGGATTTTCACTTTTACTTTCGTCAAACTGTAGTCCAATCTGTGAAAGTTGTAATACTGCTTGGGCTCGCATTTCGTCGTTGTATGTGTAACCACGCCAGTTTGAACGTGTACCATACCTATCAGCAAGTTTTAGGAACATACGTCCTAGTTCTTCACTAACTCTACCATGCGTTTTGCTAAAGTGTCCGTTGTTCATTCCGCCAACCCAATGACTTTTACCAACACAGATCAAGTTATCATTTTCATCAAATTTCCAATGTTGAAAAGGAGGAAAGTTAACTTTGGTGTGTTTGTCTGCTACTGTTTTTGTTTTGCGTTTACGTCCAGGTTCTTCCGGAATATGATCAAATGTCATAATCCTAAAAATTAAATCTGTTTTTGCAACTTTCCGCCAATCTGGCAGTACATCTGCTTGTTTTGTTTTTTTATCGCCTGCTTCTCTAGCCGCTTCATATGCGGCCTTACCAATACGATCAGCACGATTGCGTTTTGCTTCTGCAATGGTTAATCGATTGACTTTGTCTAAACTAGGTAATATGATATCAAATCTCGCATACACATCATCTGTATACGAACTAAAACTGTTTTTGCTTATATGGATCTGTTTAAGTAGATCTCTATTGTTTAAATATTTTACTTTTCTCATAAGAATCTCCGTATGTAAGTCTTATTATAAACTACGTAGTTAATAAATGCAATAAATATTATTACCAAAAGGAACCAAAATGATATGACAACAGAAAGCGATACACAACAGCAAGGTGGAAAAGAACAAGGAACCGGCAATGACGGTTTGACGTCTTTCGGTACTAGACTTGTTGAAAACCTAAAAGATGCTACAGGATTAACTGGAGCAATTGATAGATTGCAAGGGTTAACGGCTGAAAAACTAGGACCACCGCCTGTCAAAAAACAAGTATTTTCACTAACTGGTCGTATCGAAGAAGATCCTAGAATCAAAATTAAAATTCCTGGTAGTTATTTGAAAGGTCCTGCAGGACGTTTAAGCGAAGACGGCGGAGTAGTATTTCCGTACACGCCTCAAATTGTAGTTCAAACACGAGCCAATTATAATGCTTTAAGTCCCACACATAGTAATTATGCTTTCTATGCTTACCAAAACTCACAAATGGATGCAATATCAATTGTAGGAACTTTTACTGCACAGAATATAGATGATGCAAGATATATGCTCGGAGCAATCCATGCCTTGAGAGCAGTTACTAAAATGAACTTTGGTAGTGGTGAGAATATCGGTGCACCACCGCCTGTTTGTCAACTATCAGGTTATGGAACCTATCAGTTTAATAATTTACCTGTTGTAATATCAAGTTTCTTTTACACACTAAACGAAGACGTTGACTATATTGCATCAGACTCAAATGGTAATGACGATGACATCACAGCAATGCCAAGCAGAGCAGAATTTACTATAGAATGCTTACCAGCATTTTCAAGAAGAGATCAAGCGGCATTTAATATTGACGAATTTATTCAAGGTAATCTTACAAAAGATAAAGGAATGGTATAATGGCAAGTTACAAAAAAACTAGTTTATATGGAACAACGCCAAATAGAACTCCAGGCATTTTGGATGTTTTAGATTATAGACCAATGCCTTTTTTAATTGACGATGTAAAATATGAAATCAAACCTCAATATAATTATCGACCAGATCTTTTAGCAAGTGACCTGTATAATGATCCAGAGTTATGGTGGGTTTTTAAGTCAAGAAATCCTTCAGTACTAGATGATCCTATATTTGATTTTGTAGCAGGAGTAGAAATTTATATTCCGTCAAAAAACACAATTGGTAGAATAATTGGAGGCGCATAATGTCTGAATCAGGCGCAACTCCTAGTCTCGATATTCAAAGACTCAGAACCGACGGAGCATATTGGTCTGAGCAGATGGAGGCTGGTAACATACCTACGCAGTTAATGAAAGATGGGGTTGTTCCAGTTGGATATTCTGGAGTAGACTTATCTCGTGCCACATATATGGCTAACGGACCAAATCCTATTCCTGTTACAGGAGTAAACAGGCCTGGCACAAGTACAATTGACCCTAGTTTAAATAGATTTCCTGTAATGAATTCTGATGGCACAGTGCGAGGACCAGGCCAACGACCTAGGCCTAGGCCAAGTATAGACAGTGAAGAAATAGATATTAATAATATAACTGTTGATATAGATAGTATACTTTATGACGTTGACTATGTTGCCGACACCACCGACCAAATTTCTGAAAACTTTGAAGCACCTGATACACCAAGAACCGAACCTTCAGCATCGGACAGCGACCCTGCTTGGCAACGATTGTACGGCGAAGTAGACGGAAGACACAATCTATTACACGATTACAATTCCTACAACTACATTATTACACTGGTTGCTATATCAGATGATCAAGTCAAAGATGCAAGTTCTTACAAAGGTAGAATTGTATCTGGCGGCAATATAGAAAGCAATGACTTTTACGTTATTGCAAAATCAGGTGGATTTAGAAGAGATAAATCAAGTGTATGGATGTCTAGTTTTACCACAGATGCAAACGGTAATCCAGAAACACAAAGCGTGTCTCCAGGAAATTACAAGGATCTAGGTTATGAAAATATAGGTGTTAGTGCAATGGGAGAAGGTGACAGAGATAAAGATCTTTTTATTGATGACTTAATCTTTGATACTCGTCCTGGCATTAATGATATGGGACATTCTAATTTAACCACAGGTCGATTTAATGTAACAGAACCACACGGAGTGGGCGGGTTTTACAAAGAATTATGGGCCGGTGCAAGACATGCAGGACATCTTGATTACCTAGGAGCACCTTTTTTATTAGTAATAAGTTTTGTTGGAAGAAAGGTTGGAGAAGACGGAGCAGAAGTTCCAGATAGGACCACACGTTATATTCCTATTTTGTTAAAAGGCAGTCAAATGAGTGTTGATGCTTCCGGAGCAAAGTACAGTGTAGAATTTATGGGATATAATTCAGGAGGAGCAAGTGCAAGTGCGGCTTCTACGTGGGACGTAATTGAACCAAGAATTAATACTATTGAAACAGTAGAAAGTATTGCTTGCAGTGTATTTCATGCTAACACACTAGCACATCAAAAAATCATGGACG